AACGTGAAGGCGATATGATCCGACAGGGTAGAGAAAGATATGACTACCAGCTTAAAAAAAATGTCGAGAAAGGTAGAAATTCCGTCACGCCTCCATACATCTACCTACAAAAAGAATTAATCCTACCATTAAGTGAGGCAATCCAACATTTTATTAACGAGAGTTTTAGTGGTATGGCAGGACGGAGTAAAACTTCTGCTGAACCTTTAAGAGATTTAGACGATCCCAAAAAGATTGCTTTAATTACCCTTAAAGGAATTATAGATGGCATAGCTTTAAAGAAAACTCTTTTACAAATATCTCTATCTATTGGGGGTATGTTAGAACTTGAAGAACAGAATGGCATCTTTAAAAAGACTTTACCTTTTCTACATAGTCGTATTTTAAAGGACTTGATGACGAGAACTAGAAATGTAACTCACAGGAAAAAGGTTTTCGCCCATACTTTAAATAAGTATGAAGTTAAACACACAGCTTGGAATGTTTCTAAAGTAGCATTAGTCGGTCAGCAACTTATAGATTTAACGATTAGATTTACTGGCTTATGTGTTATTAAAAATTTAAAAAAAGCTAGAAATAAATCTCAAAATTATTTAACATTAAAACCCGAAGTCGTAAAACGTATTGATGAGGGTAATTTTAAATGTTCAGTATTAACACCCTACCACAAACCAATGATAATCAAACCTCGTGATTGGTCGTCACCTTTTAATGGTGGTTACATTAACGAGTATCTTTCTAAATCTCCTCTAATTAAATCCCACAATTATAAATACCTACAAACCCTTAAAGATATTGATCTAAAAGATTTCTATGGTGCAGTGAATTACTTACAATCTGTTGAATTTCAAGTAGATAAAAATGTTTTACCCGTGTTTAATGAAATTTGGAAATCAGGAACAACACTTGGGGACTTCCCTTCAAGGGATAGCTTTCTCGACAAGAAAGGTAAGCCAACTGGGGTTTATCGTGATCCCAGAGTAGACACTTCCAAAGAGCTGCTGATTAAATTCAAACGAGATTTAAGTAGAATATACGCTGATGAAATAGCGAGAATTTCTAAAGTCGTGAGTACCAGCACAGCAAAAGATATTGCTAATGAGTATAGTGAATTTGATAAGTTTCATTATGTCATTAATGCTGACACAAGGGGACGATTGTATTCTGTGGGAACAACTTACAATTACCAAGCTGATCAGAAAATAAAATCTATTTTATGTTTTGCTAATGGCGAGAAGTTAGGAACAACTGGGAAGTATTGGTTGTATATCCACGCGGCTAACACTTGGGGTAATGATAAAATTACTTATGATGAAAGGTATGAATTTATTAAATCAATGGAACGAGAAATTGTAGAGTGGGCTAATAATCCTTTAGATAATACTGATTGGGGAAAATGTGATAAGCCAATGGAATTTTTACAGGCTTGTTTTCATATTAAAGGTGCGTTGGAACAAGGAGAAGATTATGTATGCAACTTACCAGTGAGTATAGATGCTACTTGTTCAGGACTTCAGATATTATCAATCCTGATGCGAGATCCTGAAACGGCTGCTAAAGTTAATGTGATCCCAAGTGATAAACCTCAAGATATATACACTATTGTAGCGAGAAAAGTTGAAATTGAGGTTAAAGCTGCCGCTTCGCAGGGAAGTTTAGAGGCAAATCGTTGGTTGCAGTATGGTATTTCTCGTCAAATAGTTAAGAGAAACATTATGACTTATGTTTATGGTTTAAAACTCTATGGTGCTAGACAGCAAATATTTGATGAATACAAAAAACAGGTAGAACTAGGACACAAGCCAAAATGTTTAGAAGATGATGGTTTTAAAGATTGTAGATGGTTAGCTGGTATTGTTTGGAAACATTTAGAAAGTGAAATTCGTTTAGCTAGTGAACTAATGAAGTGGTTTCAATCGGTAGCTAAATTATTTAGTAAAGTAAATCTTTCTCTACAATGGACAACCCCTATGGGATTTAAAGTATTACAGGATTATAGATATACAGCAAAGTATAGAGTTAAAACAGCGATTGCTGGTTCTTTAGTTTACACAACATTAAGACGACAAATGGAACGCAAGGACGCTAGAAAGATGGTTTCTTCAAGTGCACCCAATATTGTCCACAGTTTTGATGGTGCGATAGCCCAAGCGACAGCTTTATATTGTAAAATGAATGATAATCCACTGCCAAATCTAATGATGATCCACGATAGTTTTGCTACAACTCCAAATAGAATTGACGATTTACATAAGGTTATAAGACGAGTAATTGTTGATTTATTCAGTCCAGACCAGCTCAACCTGTTATATAATGAATTTCTCGACCAGTTACCTACGAAATATAAGGATAAACTACCCAAGCCACCTGAACGGGGGAATCTTGAGCTTCAGCAGGTAGAAAATAGTAGATATTTTTTTAGTTAAATGTATAGTGTGGATATATGATTAATTTATTTGTTTATGGAACATTGAAAAGTGATGGTACATTACATCAGGCCATTAGTGATGGTGAGTTTCTTGGTGAGTACGTTACTAAAGCTAATGGCTTTGTAATGACTTCTGCTGGTGGTGCTTCTTTTCCATTTGTTTATTATACTGATCGTAAAAATCCTTATAAGATTAAAGGGGAACTTTATAATGTAACTGAAGATATAAAAAAAAGATGTGATTTTATTGAGTGTGGTGGTGGTTATACTTTTAGAGAAATTGATCAAAATGTTTTTGGATATATTTATCCTGAAAAAATTGGAACTACATCAAATTCCATTCGTGTTAATGAAGATGAAAAATATTTTGAATGGCTAAACAATGCAGAAGAACCAACACAAGGAAATTAAATGTTTGAATTATTAATGTTACTTATATTACCGAGTGAAATTAACCCACAAGAGGTAGGTATTAAATATCTTTTGAAAGATAAGTTTCTTGATTATCAAAGTTGTGAAGAATATGTAAAAACAAATACTTATTCTAAAGAGGGAGAGCAAGAATTTGATGGAGTATTTTATAAAGTTGATACTAAAGAATACAAAGTATTTCTGACCTACTGTAAGCCAGTAAATGATATATGGGTAGAGAAGAAGAAAAGATGAACCCATTTTTTATTATCGTATTTAGTGTGCTAGGGTTTATTACTATACTTTCTATTTATATGTTGGTGGTGATAATATGAAGTGGACGGATTATAGATTAAGTAAATTAAAAGAAATGTGGGATAATGGACATAAGGCTATTGAAATTGCCGAAGTGTTGGGTACTACAAAAAATTCAATTATTGGAAAAGCAAATAGAATTAATTGTACTCCTAGAAAACGTGGTGGATTATTAGGAATTAAAAAATCTCGTATGTTAATTGAGTATAAAACACAAAAATCTATTCCTCTAATAAATGAACCCGAAAACCCTACAACCCTAGAAGATTTAACAGATGATATATGTCGGTTTCCATTAGGAAATGATTGTCCACCAAAATTGTTTTGTGGACGTAAAACGTGGGAAGATCAGAGTTATTGTAAAAAACATTATAAACTTACTCACGTTGAACGAGATACCGATATTGGGTGTACTCTTGGAGGTAAAACTTATGCAAAAAACAATTAAGTTAAAAACGCATACTACCACAGAGGGAATTGCAGAATATCCCTATTTGTTTTCTCCTGATACTAAATTCGATGTTAACGGATTGTATAGGACGAAACTAACCTTACCTAAAATTCAATCTAAACCATTCATTGAATTAGTCGAAAAGACTATTGATGAAGTGGCGAAGAAGAATAAAGGTAAGCTGTCTCCTCACAAACCTTACAAAGTCGCTAAAGACGGTAAGGTTACATTTACTTTTAAATTAAAAGCAAAAGTAAATACTAAAAACGGAACTGACTTTGAGCAACGCCCAAAGATTTTTGATGCTAAAGGTATTCCGATAACAAAGACGTTATCTGTTTACAGTGGCACAAAAATGAAGGTCGCTTTTCAGTGTGTTCCTTACTTTACTAATATGCTCGGTGCTGGTGCTACTTTGAGAATGAAAGCAGTACAGATTATTGAGTTAGTAGAGGGTAAAGGAAATGGAGAATCTGCTGCCGAAGAACAATTCGGTTTCTCAAAAGAGGACGGATTTGAAATAAAATCCGAAACTACAGATGAGGAAGAAACGCAAAGTACAGGCGATTTCTAAATACCGTTCTGGGCTTGAAGAATTTGTAATCAAAAACTTAAATGAAAGGAATGTTGAGTTTGAGTATGAACAGTATGTTGTGTGCTACTTCAAGCCACAGAAGGAAAGTAAATATACTCCCGATTTACGTTTAGCTAATGGAATTATTATAGAGATTAAAGGTTATCTAAAACGAGAAGATAGAATGAAACATATTTTAATTCAACAGCAACACCCCACATTGGACATTCGTTTTCTTTTTGGAAATTCTAGGAATAAGATTTATAAAAATTCTAAAACAACGTATGCTATGTGGTGTATTAAAAATAATTTTAAATTTTGTGACAAAACAATACCTAACGATTGGATAAAATAAATGATGTCAGATAAAGACGCTAAAAATTTTCAAAAACAAGTTGATAAATTAACAGAAGAAAACCACAAAGCTGAAGGTATTAATTTTAGTTCAGATAAACAAAAGGAAATAAATGATTTAAAAATACTTGTAGATCAACTTACTAAAAGAAATATGCAAATTAACGCAAGAATGGGAGAGTTACTTAATCGTGTGTTGGATTTAACAGAAATTAGTAATAATCATAAAGTAAATAATGGTAAGTTACAAACTAAAATAAAAGAGCTTGAAGAAAAGGTTGAAAAGAGTTTAAAAACGATGGTTAGAAAAGCGAGGGGGATTGTTAGTGGCTCATAAATATGCAGAGAGTAGAAAACGTGCTAGATTAGTTTGGTCTAGATCAGAACACGGTAAGGCTTGGTCTAAAAATTATATGCGTGAATATAGAAAACGTCCCGAAGTTAAAAAGAGGGCACACGAATATTATATTAATAAAAAAATAGAACAGAATAATTATTCAAGACCAGAAAAAAACTACCAAATCAATTTTGATGATTTTTGTAAAGGTGGCTTGTGAAATTTAAAACCAAACGAAAAGCTTGGAATGGTGCATCTCCGAAATCCAATACAATCTATTTAGAAAATTACAATAAGATATTTAAAAGAAAAGAGAATACTCAAAGCGATGTTAAAAGGATGGCAAGTGATAGAAATAAATAGAAATCAAATATTGCTGGAGAATATTCTTAATGCTCTCTGTAAAGAAACAAAAAGAGATATTTTTGTTATTTTGCCAAAAAAGAAAAATGAGAGAATTCCTTATTTAAAGAAGGAAATCATTAAAACTTTAGAACTGATTAAATAAAAAATGACCTACGTAGGAATATTCGAAGAAGCTAAACAAAAAAAAACAATAAAAAAGCTTAGAGCAAGAGTAAAAGATTTAATGCAAATTAATAAAGAACATCAAATGATGAATGGAAAATTGAGAAGTGAATTAGAAATTGAAAGAAAAAATCATACCCTAACCAGAGAAGG